AGATGCGCAGATATACAGAGTCTGAACTCATGGCGGCGCTGGTGCAGTCGTTCTTTACGGCATTCGTCAAGACCGAGGCCGGGTCAGATATCATCCCGTTCAACGAGGTACCGCATGACGACATTTCCCGCGATCCTAACGAGTATGAGCTGGGGCCAGGGACGATGAACATGCTGGAGCCTGGGGAGGATATTGTCTTTGGAAATCCGTCGCATCCTAACACCGGCTTTGACGTTTTTATGCGAGCCATGTGCGAGCAGGTAGGTGCTGCGCTGGAGATCCCTGCAGACCTGCTCATGATGAGTTTCAACTCAAGCTACTCAGCCAGCAGGGCTGCACTGCTGGAAGCGTGGAAAGCTTTCCGCATGCGTCGCGAATGGCTGGTAACGGATTTTTGCGAGCCTGTGTATGAGCTGTGGTTCACCGAAGCGGTGGCGCTTGGGCGCATCTCAGCGCCGGGATTTTTTGCGGATCCATTGGTGCGTAAAGCGTACTTGCAAGCCGACTGGATAGGGCCATCGCAGGGACAACTCGATCCAACGAAAGAGGTACAGGCCGCAACGATGGCTATCGAGGCCGGGCTTACTACGCATGAGGCCGAAGCAATCAAGCTCAACGGCAGTGACTACCTTGCCAATGTCACTAAGCTGGCGACAGAGAATGAGCTGCTGAAAGAAGCGAACGGCGGCAGCCAGCAACAGGAACAGCCACCACTTGAAGAAGATAACAACACCGAGGATGAAGAACAAGAAGAAGGTGAAGACCAGAATGAAGAAAGCGTACAGCATCAAGATGATGGGGACGAATGACGCTGAATTGAACCTTTATGGCGAAATTGTCAGTGATCGCCCTATCGATTGGTACACAGGTCAGCCGACTGAGGATGCCTATATCGTGTCCAGCGAGTTGTTGGCCGATCTTGAGGATCTTAAGACAAAAGACAATATCACCATCCACCTGAATAGCGTGGGCGGCGATCTCTATGCAGGGCTGGCGATTTACAACCGCCTGAAAGCACTGCCCGCCAATATCACCACCATCAACGATGGGCTGGCGGCGTCGGCTGCGTCCATCATCTTCCAAGCCGGAGACACCCGCAAGGTACACGCAGGATCAAACATCATGGTGCATCAAGCTGCGGGCTTTTTATTTGGCTACTACCAGCTCAATGATCTCAATCAAGTATCTAAGCAGCTGCGTGCAGCCAATAAGACAGCTATCAACGTATACGCCGAGGCCAGCGGCAGAGATACCGACGAGATCAAGCGTATGGTTGACGCCGAGACTTGGTTAACCGGGGATGAGGCCGTAGAGGCTGGCCTTGCCGATGAGCTAATCAGTACAGACGAGGATATCACCATGGGCCTTACCGAGGATGGTAATCACCTTGTTGTAAATGGCGTGCGGCTATCCACTCGAGGAATGCACAACATTCCTGCCGGCTTGCCAGTCATGCCGGCGAATTTAATCCAATCGAACGCGGCAGACCTTGCCGCTGACGATAAAAATTCTAACGAAAGGGATGATCAAATGGAGATTAAAAATCTTACTGATCTCAAGACAGCCTATCCAGAATTAATGGAGCAGGCAAGAGCTGAAGCGTTCGATGCCGGCAAAGCCGAAGGCGCAGCCGATGAACGCGCAAGACTCGAGGGCATTGACACCATCGCCAGCACCATCGCCGACAAGGCGCTTGTCCACGATGCCATGTATGGTGACAATCCGCTCAACGCTGAACAGCTGGCGCTTAAAGCGCTGCAGCAACAGGCCAAGATAGGCAACACTATGCTGCAGAACATGGCAGCCGATACCGTCGACTCTGGCGTGAACGCTGTCAACGCAGTTCCAGCGCAGACCGCTGAACCGTCTGCAGCAGAAATGAAGGCAGCAGCCGAAAAGGAAGCGCTCGAAGCTGTCAAAAACGCACTCTATCCGAAGGGGGTTAGATAATTATGGCAAAAAACGCAGTAACCGATCTTGGCGCAATGACGCCGGATAATCTCATCAATTCCAATGTGCCTGTCGCTGATGTTGTGACCGTCTCCCTGGCCGCGTCTCAGGGCGTGCTGCCACGTGGCGCACTCATCACTGGCACTGCAGGCGCTGCACTCTCTCAGGTCAAGGCCGCGCTGGTAGCGACCAATGCCACCTATGTACTGGCTGAAGAGACTGACGCCACCGCCGCAACTACCGCTGTCGCATATCGCACGGGTCACTTTAATACCGGTGCCCTCGTCACAGGATCTGACTACGTGCTGACCGCAGCCGACAAAGAGGCCCTGCGCAAGTGCGGCATCCTCGTATCTGATGCCCTCGACTATACGCCGGAACCTCCTGCGGAAGACGAAGATCTTGAAGAAGGTTAAAGGAGGCCTGAACAATGAATCTTGATATGCTTACTACTCATACTCTGCTTGCATCTGTCGAGCAGATCCCGCCACTACATACCTTTCTGCGCGACCGTTATTTCCCGACGGGTACCGGTGACATCTTCTCCACGCACGATGTGTTGGTG